GAATTTCATGCCGTAGGCTACAGCGGCCTGCTTGGGGTCGCTGGAGACCGCTACGATGCGTTCTGCGGCCTCTGTGGTGCAGTCGCGTGATGTGAAGAGGCGACCGCCCATGACCTTACCCAAGTACAGGCCGTCTTCTTTGTTTTTGATGTAGATAGCGCCAGCGTTATTGCTGTTCTCGCCAGCAGGGCTAAACACAAATGTGTCAAGGCGCAATTTAGGGCGCTTTACGCCAGCTTGCTTGGCGGTGTTGAATGCCACCTCAATAGCCTCAACGGACACCACAGGGGCGGACTTAGCGCGTGCGGTTTGCTCTACGGCACGAGCGGCTTGGCGCTCTGCATCCTGCACGGTCAGGCGCTGGACGGTTTCCATCTGGCGCTCTGTCAAGTGACCGTATTTGTTGAGGGCGTCAAGCATAGACTTGGCAAACTCAAAACGTGGTGCGCTGGACTCCATCCATGCGGCTTCGGCGGGGTTGGCATCTTTCCACTCTTGGGCCTTGGCGGCTTGTGCGTCAACCTTGGCAACAGCACGCTTTTGTGAAGCCATTTTGGCCTTCATGCGTGTGGCTGGGCTGGTCTTGAAAGACATCTTGCCTTTGCCCTTGCAGGCGAAGCACTCACCAGAGCGCACGTTGATGTAGCCAAAGGTGAAGCGCCCTGTGCCTTTGCACTTTGGGCAAGTCTGCTCGAAGTAAGTCACCTCGGAGGCAGAAGACTTGGCTGGTGCGCCGAAGTCTAAGTCGTCAGCCATGTCGCTGAAAGGGTTTGATGCTGTGTTCATATTCGCTCCTGATTCGCTGTTACCTGCTTATTGCAGTGAGGCTAGTATAACACCAAATTAAACCAAGACAACACTAGGGACTTTCCCTAATGTCTTTCAAGGCCATGCCGTAGTTGTTGATGCCCTCTGGAATAACCGCGCCAGCCTTACGCACCAAGGCGTTGTGCTTGAACACGGTGTAGTCAACGTGGTGATGCCAGCGACCGAACCGCCAGACCACCTGAGCCACGTCAGGGTGCAGGCGCTCTAGCATTTGCGACTTGGGCAGGGTTCCCTCCTTGGCGTAAAACTCATCAGTGTTGCCACCTGTCATTGTCTGGGTGGTGGCCTTCTCTTGCAGGAAGGCATTGAACTGCACCGTGCAGAGGCCAGCCTTGAGCGCCCGTAGGGACAAGTCAGTGTCCTCGTTGTACCGACCTCTCCAGCGCATGGGCAGGTCGTTCTTGATGAGCAGGCAGGAGTAGATGCGGGTGTTCATTACAAAGGCAGGCAGAGGCTCCTTTGCCTTGGCAAAGAAGTCGTAGTTGAACCCAGCGATGGCGACGTTCTCGTAGCGGTCGACGAAGTCCTCTGCGGCCCTGAATATCGTGCCAGAGGTGACCTTGACCATGAGGTTGCGGTTAAGCCTGTTGAAGGAGGCGATGTTGTCGTCCATGACCCAGTGGCGCTCGGCCTCAAGGGTAAGGCTGTGGAGCCAGCAGAAGTTGCGTGCGGCCCCGGGGCCTTTTCCAAGCGCCTGCGCAACGTCGTCACAGGTGTCGTAATCACGCAAAAACTCAGGCGGCAACACCAGCACCTTCTCTGGGTCAATCACGCTGGCATACTCGTCTCGCTCATGGGCCTCCACGACGATGTAGTAGGGGACATTGATGCGGTCAAGCGCTTTGCTTGTCAGGCGCGTCTTCCACCTCCCCTTGGACACAATGTAGATGGGGTACTTAGGGTTCATCAACGTACCTCAAATGCGATGCCCTGCGGAACTCAGCAAACGGGAACCACAACGCCTTTTGCCTTGGCGTGATGACCTGCTCCACCAGCTTGGCAAACTCTTGCACATCTTCTTCACTTCTGAACCGAAGGTTGAGGACGCGAAAGGGCGTCAGGTCTTCCTGAAAGAACTCAGGCATACCCTGCCACTCCTTGCGCCAGTCAAACTCTTCGTAGCCAAACAAGTCTGTCATTCAGGCTTGCCTTCCATCTTGAGGTGGGCCAACAATTCCTTTGCCGCAAACACGTCGACGGGGTACACGTCAATGTATCGCTCAATCTCGTTCAGGACGTAGCTGTAGCCCGCGTCGAAGCCCTTGATGTAGTCAGACATCACCGCCTCGCTTTGAGGGCGCTTACAGCCCTCGTGGGCCTTTGTGAAGGCATCCATCTTGCCCAAGATGGCATCGATGGGCGCAGGCATTTTGATGGCCTCGCTGAAGCCGCAGTGCTGGCACTCCATGCGCTGGGTGGTGCTGTTGTGAATGATGTGGTCGGTGTTCATGCTGTCTCCCTTGCTTCCTTGCGACCACGCTCAACAAAGTAGCGTGCGTCTGATTGCTCGTCGATGTGTTCTTCCTGAAGCATCTTGCGGATGCCTTCGGCTACGGCCCGCGCCTTGTCAGCGCTGTTGGCCTTCTCGTAACGATACCCTGCATTGATGTAGTCTGCTTGTGCGTGTTTCATGTAAACCCTTTCGCTTTTAATTTAAAAAAGGGGCTTGCGCCCCCTTCCTTATGCCGCTACCAACTCCTCGATGTCGATGGTGTTGGACTTCAACTGGGCCAAGCCATCAGCCAAAGACCAGAGAGCGCGATTCAGCTTGACGTTCTCATTGACACCACCAACTGCACGAGTAGACATACGGCGACCAGTTGCGCTACGACCAGACACGCCACCCTTGATGAGGTTCTCTTGCACGCGGTTGAAGGTAGTCCACAAGTCGGACTTACGGTCGTCCCAACGATTTGCGCGTAACACGCGGTCAGCCTCGACCGGGGCCTCACCATCCCAACGCAATTGCAGGGCGGCATTAGCAAACAACTGTTGCTCAGGCTCACTCAAAGAAATGGCCTTGTAACCACCAATACGCTCGGCGATTTGATTGGACGTCTCCAACACGCGGAAGGAACCCTCAATCACGTTATCGACCACGTTGCCAGAGTGACGCACGCGGACATCGTCAATTACATCGCCTGCAATCAAACCGTTTGAGCAAACAAAACGAAATACACCAGCAAACAATTGATAAGACGATGAGCCATCGTGGCTGTTAACCAAAATAATCTCAGGCACTTCCTCAGTAGACATCACCGAGTTTGCATGACGCAGACGCACGAGATGCTTTGTATGCTCACGCTTGGACTGGTCGCGAACGCGGGTCTGGCGAACTTCGTAAGGCATGAAACCTTCGTTGCGCAGACCGTCCAAGACTTGGATGGTAGGGATAAAAGAATAACGCTCACCGCGTGACTCGTGAGCCGACTCAGCCAATACGCTAGGAGCGTAGCGGGCGATGACGTCGTTAGAGAGTGGCTCTGTGCCACGGAAGACTGTTTGCTGTGATGATGAACCGTAACGTACCATGATAAATTTCCTTCGCTGTTGATATTTAAAAGTGGGGCCGAGGCCCCGAATTGATTAACGTGATGTGACTTTGACAGAGAACACCGCAGTGGTCTTTGTGTGACGGGCAATCTGTTCGGCAGTTGCGCCCAACTCAGCCAACAAGGCTTTGTTGTCAACCACAGAGCGATTGCTCTCGATGTATGTTGCTTTGAACAAGTTGCCCTCTACTACTTTGTCGCCACCAGCAGAAGCGGCGTCTTTGATGCCGTCCTTGATGGAGTCAGCTTGTTTGGTCAATTCAGCAATCTGAGCCAACAGGTTGCCGAGTACGTCTACTTGAGTGAGTTGAATGTCGTTTGATTTCATAATTCGCTTTCGTTTGGTTACCTGCCTTGCAACTATTGCTTGGTCAGTGATGCTAGTTTAAGCCCAAATTAAACGCCGTCAACAACTATTTTAAAAATATTTCTAAGGAAAACCCTAATACGTTGCAAAAAAACAACCGCCCTACGCGCAAACCGTAATGCCAAGCAGGCGTCTGGTGTCATTGAGCAAGTCGTCCTCGTCGTAGCCGTAGTGCTTAGGGAACCCCTTCGTCCCAAGCCCGTGCAGGCCCGTAGCGCCTCTGTGATGCTCTGGGCATAGCGGTATGACGTCCATGTGGCTAGAGCGCCTCCCAGCCCCTGTTCCTGCCCTTTTGTGGTGTAGTTCGGCGGGCGTCCCCTCATAGCCCATCCTTCTGCATACGGCACACCCCAGTTCAGCCACGCGCCCCATGTGTTTTTTCTCTGCAAGTGTGGTCATTGCTTGCCCTTGGTAAAGCCGCCACGGTTCTTCAGGTCGTGACAGGTCTGGCATCGCCACTGAATGCCACCCCTGCTGTTCCTGCCCTTTACGTCTGCGGGGTTTAGGCGACATACCTGACAGGTCTTTGGCTTGTCAGTCACGTTTCATGCCCCTTACGAATATTGCAAACGAGGCAACGGTGTCTCCACCATTCCTCATCTTTTCAAACTCAAGCGCTACCTCCTCCAATACACCGTTGCGCAACTCCGCATAAAACTCCTCGCCAGTCTTAGGCTTGAGGTTTTCAATCTGGCGCTTGCGCCAGCCCTGCGCTTGGTCAATCCGCTCGAACTCCTCATCTTCTGGTGTCTTCATGGTCATCCTCCACATTGAGTAAATCATCAAAGCAAATCCAGCGACTGCCAGATAGTGCGTGTGGGTTATCCACCCATCGGTCAAAACCATCACCCAGCTTAGACCGTTGAGTACGCCCCATTGAAAAGAATTAAAACGCATACTTGTTGGAACAAAGAACGTCGATGACGGTCTCTGTGCTGTAGCCGTTGACGTAGCGCTTACCGTATATCACGCGGGCGCGGAGGCCAGCCTCTTGGCAGTCCTTGATGGCATCAATCTGCTCACCGCGTGACAAGGGCTGGATGTTCCTGTCCATGATGAGGTTCTGTGCCGTGATGTAAGGGGCATCCTTGTTGGATGAACACCCAGCCAATGCGCCCACTGCGCACACTGCAATAAAAATCTTTTTCATATCGTTGCCTTTCCCTCTGCTCTGTTGTTAGCTTGTTCTGTTCGCCATATTTCTACGCGCAAAGTCGCCGCCGTGATGTCCCATTTGAGACGCTCCTCAATTAGCACAGCCTCTTTCAATCCATCAAGCAACTGCACATACTCAGGGTGCGCGTATGCATCGCGCTCTTGCGCCCCAATTGCGGTCTCCATGCTTCGCTTCATCAGAATTGATTTCAGTGACTTGCGATATTCCTCAATGTATGTGCGCTCTGCCTTGGCCTTGGCAAAGAGCGCGGCGTGCTTGAGGATGTAGTCCACCGCCTTGTGTGGGTCTCGGTCTTCATTGCTCATAGTACATTTTCCTTTTTGCGCGGTTGCGCTTGATGACCATGCCAACAAAAATCACGACACTTATCCAAAACATGAATCCAGACAATGACATGAACGCCCAAAAAAACTCTCCGAATGTGTTAAACATTTACTCCCCCTTTGTAGGCTGACATAGCCAGTAGTACCACACTAAAAAAATACCAATCCCCCAAGCTAAAACTCCAGATACTAAAAAAAACAAACCAACCACGTTGAACAATGTATCCATCAGTCACCTCCTTTGTTGATGAAGTCTTCTCTCACATCAAGCATTGCTTGCGCTTGCTCGTAAGCCTCGTAGGCAATATCTATTTTTGATTTCAAAGCCTTTGATGGCTTTTGCAAAAGACCAATCATCGCAAGCATTGCAAATATGTCAATCAAGTCTGGTTCAGTTTTCATGTGCGACTCTTTTCTTTTTCTTTAAGGTATTGCGTGACGTGGTCATGCAAGATGTCAATCAATGGTGGGTCTCCTGCAAACAAAAAGTACACGACGACCAACGATAAAATCCAATTCATAAAACCCCCTCTATGGTTACCTTGACCATGCCGCCGACCTCGTCTGCCCAGTACACACGCAGGTCTTCTATCAAAGCGTCGTCCTCCATCACGCCTGCGTGGGTCATGGAGTCAAGCAAAGCCTTCAGCAGGTTGTCTAAATCGCGACGACGGCGGTCTGGGCGGAAGCATTGAATCTCCACCTTCACTGCGTAGTCAATGTGCTTGGCGGCTCGTTGTATCAGCACTTGGTCAGCAACCGCCTTGCGGTACTCGCGCCCCTTTGCACTGATGATGGTGCGACCATCGAAGTTGCGCCAGTAGGTGTTGACCGTTGGAGGCCAAGGTAGTGTGATTTCAATCATTCTTTGGCCTCATACGATTGCGAATCAATTCGCCTGCGCCCTCATAAGCACCGTGCGCTTCAGCAATCTTGGCGCACTCCTCGCGTTCGATTGCAATTGCCTGCTTGGTGGTTTGAATTGCTATTGCCATAATTTCGGCCTTGGCCTCAACCAATGCCGCATCAAACTCGGTCTGCGTGAACAGCTTCATCACACCCGCATGACCCAACAGTTGCCGCCCCAAGGGGCTTAAATCATTTTCGTTTTTACTCATTTCCATTCTCCTTCGTTACCTCTGTTGCCTTTGACCCATTGGTCTCTAATATCTGCCTCAAGGCGGGACTTGGGATGAAGTTCATTCCATCCCTTGTGGCGCTTCCCACGCTCGTCAACGTAACCATTGAGCCAACGGTACGCGCTATCGCGATTTTCCATACGCATCTTGATGATTCCTCGAACGAGACAACGGTGACGATGCTCATCTTCTCCTTCGCCCTCCTGCCCATAATTCAAAACCTTCCCCCGTTGTCAAACGACATCGGTATCGAGTCATGGTTCTCTATAAACTGCTGGCTGTCTTTGTGATACCAAAGCGAATACCAATCTTCTGACTCGCCGTTACGTTGCTTCTCACACATCAGGTAAGCATCAGGAATCATTGGGTCGACGGAACCGTTCTGTGCGTCGTGTTCTTTTTTCTTGTTGCGCCACACCATCAAGACGTTGTCCACTTGGTCACTGATTGAACCTGACCCCTTGATGTCGTTTTTGTTGGGCTTGATTTCCTCACTTTGCAATTTGCGGATGTGGTGAATCAGGTGGACGTGGACATTGTGGTCACGGGCCAACGAAGTCAACTCATCAACAAAAGATTTCTGTGCGTTGTAGTCATCCTCGCCAGACACACACTTCATCAACGAGTCAATAAAAATATGTTGAACACCCAACTCGACTGCGCTGTAGCGTGACACCGCAATGACCTGCTGTGCAGTCACCGTGCCTTGTTGGTCATAAAGCCATAGGTTAGCGTGGGCAAAGGCTCTCATGCGCGTGATGAGATTTGTCAGGTAACGAGCCTTGTCTGTGTAGCGTGGAAAGTCGATGTTCTCACCAGCAAATTGGCGAAGCATACGAAACAGCGTGCGCTTTGGCTTCATCTCAAACGAAGCAATCATCACGCGCTGACCCTGCTTGATGAGGCCCATTGCAATCTGGCCCGTCACCATAGACTTGCCGCCACCATTGCCACCAGCGTACAAGGTCACCTCGCCCGCACGAAACTTAAACCCTGCATGAGTCTTTGTCCAAGGCATGGTCTGAGACACGTCAACCACTGGGCTGGAAATCTCAGCTTCTATCTCGTCCAAGAACTCGCTTGCACCCTTGACCTTTTGAGCCACGTCGTTGGCCTTGAGGTACTTTTCAAAGTCAACCTCGTCAGGTCGCACGATGCGGATTTTTCGAGCCTCGTCAAGTTCTTGCGCTCTTTCGTTTGCGTAATATATTTACTTCTTTCATTGCCGTTTCAGTTAGAATAGGCGATAATTTCATGAAACTAGTATTTT